ATAATACTTAATCTCCCTAGTCATTACAGTAGTGGTTCGCTCGGAAATCAATCCCCAAGGCGAAAGCAGTTTTGTTTTATTATCATCAAAAAGTCTACGAATACGATTGACAAGATAAGGCATATCAAATGTCTTCACATTCCAACCAGTGATAATATCAGGAGCCTTTTCACCCCACAACTGCAAAAACTTCTCAACTAACTCATACTCATCATTGCAGCGATAATAAATTATATTATCTTTGTGCTTTTTATATTCACCACAACCGAGAATATAATAATTCTCAGACTGAGAAAATTTACATGCAATTGCAGTGATAGGTTCAGATGCAGAATCAGGATTAGGAAATCCATTTTCTGAACCCACTTCGATATCAAGATTGACTACATGAATCTTATCGCGATCCCATTCAATGATAGAGGGAAAAGACTTTGAGATGAAATCATATTCGTATCGATTGTTGCCGAAGATTTTGAAGTTCTCAACTTCTTTATATTGCTCAACAAAATCTCTAGCATCTCGAATAGAATCAAAGGGCATTTCTTCGAGAAACTGCCCTTCAAGATTTTTGAAAGAAGTCTTTTTGTTTGATACAACATAAAGACTCGGAGAATAAGGAATCTTAGTCTTTATCTTTTTTCCGTTTTTGATTCCTTTGAAGAGGATGTTATTGCCAATACATGAAACATTTGTATAAAAATCATTCATCTTTAATTAGGGAAGAATAGTGTTCTAGAATATCATCTTGAGGATTTAGTATACACAAAATTTCAGATTTGTCAATCGTGATTCCCGTAGAATACTCTTTTGCGTAATGAAGAAAGGGAATAAAAGAAACAAAGAAATCACCTTTTTCATCAGACTTCAACATCACTTCTACAGGTTTATAGAGTGTGACCTTATCCTGAGTTTCTTCTATTCTAGACAGAATGGTTCCAGGACCCTTTAAATCTACAATCTTAATATCCATTAACTTCCTCCAATGTGTGAGTAGTTAAGGTAACCCACTTCTTAGGGAAGAGAATTTCTCTTCCATAAAATTCTATGGGATCAATCGTGGGATCAGAGACATAACCAATAACTTCAAAAGTTTTGTCAAAGTCTCTAAAATAGATTGCAGTATTGGTGATATTATATCCAGGATACTTATCCTTGGCATTATCAATTAACTTGCTTGTCAACTCAGCAACATTCATATTCAACTCCATCTAAAAATAAAAAAGGTGGGGTACTACCACATGTTTAAGAGTCTTACAGCGACTCTCCTAAATCACCAGAAAGAACCACTTTCTTTTATTAGGATTCTGTTTTTAACCTCGGCAGTTAGGTTGTCGGTTAAACAATTTTAACAAACCCCGTTTTACTGGGTACGAAATCCAGTAGCATCGTTTCGTCATGCTCGCTCTACCTATCACGCCTTTTTTTATTTTACTTCGCTGAGGATTCCGAAGGTCGTCACTTTTGGCGACGATTTATTCAATAATAATATCGTATTTAGTTACAATTGTCAAATGCCTGTGAGATCTTTTCCATTTGTGTCCGAGAGAATTAATTTAAACGCTTCATAAAACTTCTTGCGTTCTTCTAAACCTAGTTTTCCTCCTTGGACAAGTTTCGTCATCTTTACAATATCATCAGCATCGCATGCTGCATTAATATTTCTGTGATTCCAAAACCATATAGAAGTAATGACAGCTATTTCTGGTATTAACAATAAATCTGGCTCTTCTACTATATCAAATTTCATATCTTTACTGCAAGCAGAATAGTTATCTTTTCCAGTAAGCTGAATTAATCCTCTTCCACGATAGGACCACCCATCTCCACTAGTTTCTGGTCCATTACCCAGTCTGTTTGCATAGACTCTATTTGCGATTGCTTTCTTATTATATTCGTATGCGTGAGCAAGACCGTCAGTAGGAAAATATTTTGGAAAAACAACCTTGAGTCTTTCTGCGGAATAGTTTAAGTTCTCTTCTATCCTAGAAAAATAACCTGATTCATGTGCAGTCTGCGCTAAGAATCCGGCAATTCTATTAACAGTATTGATTTCAAATTTCTTAAAGGACTCTGCCATTGCAGCAGAATATTTGTGAATGCCATTATTCTTTGATGGCATTACTTTCAAAACAACCTTGTTTATATTATCACTTGTTACAATTATTGCTGTCATATTTTTCTACTTTCATTCCACACTTCTTGAGAAAATCTAGACCTATAGAGCTTCTGTAAAGATTTAGATAAATTATACGTTCTATTCCTGCTTGATGAATCAGTTTCGCACAATCCATACACGGAGAGTGCGTAATATACATTGTGCCACCTTCAGAAGATTCGGTAGATCGTGCAACTTTACTCAAACAATTTGATTCTGCATGAAGAACTTCTGGGCGTGTGACAAGAAACGGTTGTACAGGAGGATATCGTAACGGAGCTTCAGTTACTAAGTCTTCACAATTGTTATCCCATCCTATAGGCATTCCATTCCAACCATAACTCAAAATTCTATCATCCTTGACCAAGACTGAACCAACTTGCAATCTTCGAGCGTGACTCATTTTGGCTACACGTTGTGCAATATCTAGATACAGCCAATCGTATCGTTCTTTTTTACTTATCATGAATAATTTGTGTTTTAGTAGTTTCGTTTAGGGTTGGTTCTTTATTCATCTCACACATTAACAAATAGACTGCTAATATTCCTGCCATTACTATAGCCAATTCTATAGTCACCGAATAAATTTCTCTCATAATATTTTCCTTAAAGTAGGATGGGCATAAACCCATCCTACTATTTATAGAAAGATTAGTCAATCAAAAGAGTCTTTTCCTTTGGCAAAAGTTCCTTGTTGATTTCAATCTTTCTTGGCTTATCAGATTCAGGAATACTATTCTTTAGAAACACCTTAAGAATTCCATCCTGAAGTGAAGCACCTTCAACAATAATAGTATCCATCAAGGTGAATACCTTATTGAAAGAACGATTCGCAATTCCATGATAAACATACTCAGGTTCAGTTTTTTCCTTTATCTCGCCAATCACAGTTAGCTTGTTCTTTTCAAGTGTGATATCAATATCACCATCCTTGAATCCAGCAACAGCTATTTCAAGAGTATAATGATACTCAGAAGTTTTAATTATATTGTGTGGCGGATATGTCGCTGGCTTATAATCTGGCGTATCTAAAAGATCAAACAGATCAGCCCAACGATCAAAACCAATGTGACGAGGAAAGTTAGATGTGTTGAACTTGTAAGTTTTAATGTTAGTCATAAAGACCTCCTGTTTAAGCAAGGTTAAATTAAGCCACCCCGAAGGCATGGCTATCTGAGGCAGTATCGCCTCAAGATTCTTTTATGTCGTTATAATTAAATGTGAATTTTTCAAAATTGCAGCATTGGCAGAAGCCATAGATGAAACTTGTGAAAATTGAATATTTAAAAAGCCTCCTGTGGCACCAACTTCTACCGAACCAATTATTTCAGCTAACAAACTATTAGCTCTCGGTGCTGTAGGAACATAATTTGCACCTAAACCAGCAAAATTTATTGTACAAGCCGATGCGTTTGCTGTCTGCACTTGAACAAAAGTTCCTGTGGTTGAATATTGAATACTTCCTGTTGGAGCATAATATACATTACAAGAGGCTGGTGTCGTGATCGCAAATCGTATGTTTGATGAAATATTTGCACAATACCAAACAACATACTTGAAATTGATTTTTTCAAATGGCTTTATTGGATAAAGAGATAGTTCTGTAATATTTTGAAGCGTTGTATTATTGATAATAGTCTGATCTGAGGTTTTCCAAAAACATCCCTCTCGATCCCAAACTTGGTTTAATCGATTTCTTTGTCTTTGCGTTTCTACATTATATTGACCACCGAATATAGCCATGATAGAGCCTCTGTTATTGGTTTTCTTTTATTTATACGCCTGTAGAACCAAATCCACCAGTTCTATCACCCTTTTGGGGTAAAATTTGATAGTCATCGCTTTCAATTAACTGAATATCAGTTCTTTGATAAGGAACTAATTCTCCCTGAGCAACCCTGTTATCAGAATTTAAAATAACAACATCTGCACTGGCATTTATCATCGACACAAAAATTTCATCACTATAATCCGAGTCTACGACCCCCACTCCATTTGTCAGCATCAATCCATGTTTTAGAGATAAACCTGAACGAGAATATATTTTTATACAATAACCGTCGGGTATGTCAGCACACACACCAGTGGGTATGAGTATTCTATCTCCAGGCTCTATGACTAAGAAATTATATTGTAATTTTATTTCTTCCAATTCATTAGTAACATTAAAAACTTTTATAGCTTTAAATGGATAAAGGCATGCAAAAAAATCAAAGCATGCCGCTCCATTTGTAGCATATGAAGGTATAATTGCCGTTTCGTGTAATTTTTTGAATTTTAAAATAGGATTACAATTCACTTAATAATCTCAAATGCTTCTTTGTTCATATAAGAAATTTTTCTGTTTTCTAGATCTGAAAAAATTGCAATGAATGATTTGCCGTCAATTATTTTTGATGGATAATTGTCCGATGTAAATGCAATATCTCTCGAATATCGATTTCGAAGTTTTGTAATATGTTCCTTCTTTCGACTGGGTTTCGTTTTCATTGCGTGTATACCTCATTTTATACAACTTTTTTCTTTCCGATGTTATATTTTGCGACCAACTCCCAATCATTCTTCTCTTTAAAAGGAAGAATTTTTATTTCTTGAATTGGTGCAAAATTTTCTGGAGTCCAATTTTGGAAATCTTTTTCTAGAACTGAAATCAATCCCCACTCACTTAGTAGTTTTGCAATAGAATTTCTTCTAGCTAAATCTTTATCACTCAGATCGGTCGTTTTACCGTCTAATTTAAATAGTTCCTTGAAATGAACTATAGCATATTGCCCTTGCTTATGCAAGATATGACACGATTGATAAAGAATTTTATCTTTCTTAGAAGAAATGCCGATTCGTGTTAGAGTCTCTTTTACTTTGAGGAAATCGTCAGGAGATTGCAGAGAAACGAGAACTCCAACTCCTTTAAATATATCTGTTTCATCAGTTTTCACAACAATTCACCTTTCTTATTCTGTTGAATATGTGGGATTTTTTCCCGTCTTTCTTATTTATGAATACCACCTTTTTGGAGTTTTTGTTTGATAAACTCCAAATTTTTTTCAGAAAGAAGTGAAATTAACTCCCTAGCGCGAATTGTAGAAACACCATAATACTCTTTTATTTCTGCAATATTCTCTTCATCCTTTTCTTTTTTCTGCCACTTTCTAAATGGTCGCTTATACTTTCGTATAGAATGAAAAAGAAATTCGTATTGCATATTAGACTCTAAACCAGATCGTAAGTTCATTTCATTTGCTTGCATGATGCAATCATAGTGATATGAGATAGCACGATTTGTGATGTAGGGCACATAATCAGAAATATTTTCAGCCAATTCTTTCGACTGAAGAATATTGTTTACGATTTCAAATGGATTAGACATTACACAAACTCACATTCTAGCATCAGTTCGGTAAGACAAGCCATCAAATTAATTTCATGATCAACAACAAACGCAGCTTTATATTGATAATCAGCAAGAATCAAAACAGCTTTAGGAATAGAAGTTTTCTGTATGTGTTCATACAGATTATCATAAATTTCCTTGAAGATAACTGACGGATCAGAATCACAAGTGCTGACCCACTTTCTTGTTGCAGAAAAATCTTTCTCACGCAAAAATGAAATCAATTCATTCAGCGAGAAGTTTTTAACTTGTGCAAGAATACCAACGTCAATTTTACCGAACTGAGAATAACGCTGAAGTTCATTAATGATTCGTCTGAAATCAGGAAAATGCTTCTTGATGATTTCCGCAAGAACAGAAGAGTCATATTCGACACCTTCTTTATCAAGAATCATTTGAACTCTCTTGAATATCGCAGACGCCATTCGCGATTTCTCGCTCTTGTTAAGAGTAAAATCGATTACAGCGCAACGAGAATGAAGAGGTTCAATTATCCTATTCTTAAAATTACAGGTGAAAATGAATGAACAATTATTTGAAAATTCTTCGATTGCATTTCTCAAAGCTGGCTGAGTAGAATTTGGATTCAAATAGTCAGCTTCATCGATGATGATGACCTTTCTTCCACCCAGAAAACTAAGCGATGACGCATAGCCTTTA